GTGGATCGTTGGGTTATATTGGAAGGCAACCGAACCTGGAGTGGAATACCCAAACCCTACCATCTTCTAAATAACTTAGACAAATATTCAAAATACGCCGATAGAATACAACTAATCAGTCTGGACATACCCGACGGTTATGTGAATTGGCAGTGTGAAAATTATAGCAGAGCCAGTTTGCAGCAAGGCATTGATTGTCTAGATGACAAAGATATTATTTTGCACGGGGATCTGGATGAAATATTAGATCCGACAAAATTTAACAGCATAGTCGATTTAATGAATCTACATGGTCGTCCTGTGAATTGTTCTCTAGAAATGTTTATATACAGATTTGATCAACAAACTGATCGTCGCTGGAGCGGAAATGTAGTGGCCCAAAAACACATGTTCGATAATCCTCAACAGTTGTATAAAGGCATTAACACAAAGAAAAAAGACCGTAGTCATTGTGTAGCATATCCCGACACTGCCGGCTGGCACTGGACCTGGATAGGATCTGACCAACGAATACGCAGCAAGGTTGCAAGCTGTATTGAAAGCCAACATCGAGACCCAGAACAGGTCTTGAGCTCTTTCAAACAGTTAGACACAGCAGCAGCTATAAATCACAAGTGTACCTCAAGCACAGTTGAATGCACTTATCCTGCCGAAGTAAACAAAATACTTGAGCAGTATCCGCAGTATTGGAACATAGCACCATGTCAGACACAATAAAACAGATCAATGGTTGGAATTTTCCAGCAGGAGATATAGGTCCCAGTACCTGGGCCGACTGCGAATGGGGAGAACCAATTCTCAACACCGCTATGTTTGAACAAATCCTGTTGGTGTTTGAGGGGCGTGATCGGCAACATGCCTTAGACATCGGTGCTAATATAGGCTACGTTACTTCCTGGCTAGGCAAGCGTTGGCCGCGAGTGACCAGTTTTGAACCTACTCCCAACACTTATGAATGCTTGCAGTTGAATTGCACAAGATCACACATACGTTTACACAATTTTGGATTAAGTAATATCAATGGGAATCTTTGTTTTGCCACCAGCGATGCCAAACCTGATCAAAATCAAATAATTACTAATGAAAGTAAATTACGCAAACATTGGGGAGTTACTCGTGTTCCAACTCGGAGATTGGATAGTTTTAATTTTAGTACTGTTGATTTGATCAAAATTGATGTAGAAGGTCACGAACATCAGGTAGTAAACGGTGCACTCAAAACCATACAGCGTTGCCGGCCTGCCATTGTGGTGGAAATCAGTTATGAAGGAAAACTGCTGGATCATGTTCTGTCAGCTGATCACAAAAAAACTGTGGGCTTGATAGAAAGCTTGGGTTATCAAACAGTATGGCAACACAAGCATGATTGGTTGTTGCTGCCCGACGATTGGTACAGCAGATAAAGTCCTCTAAGTAAAAGGATACCTTTATAAACAAATGAAACATAGTGTACCTATATCACCAAAACAACAACATCAATTAGATCGACAGCGTCACAGGGAGATGAAACATCATACTTCGGATTTGCCTGCGGTTGACTGTGCGTGTGTAATTCACGGCACTGCATACTCTTGGGACTATGTAGAACGCTTGTACAGCATGCTGATAGCCAACAGCAATAGAAAAATTCGCATGCATGTTTTTACTGAACCCGAGCGAGCAGTACCGTCCTACATGATCAAACATGTGCTGGAAGAGTGGCCAGGAATAAGCGGACCCAAAAAGTCCTGGTGGTACAAGATGCAGATGTTTGATTCAAACTATATTCCAGGTCGGGTTTTTTACTTGGACTTGGACACAGTTGTAGTGGGCAACATTGATTGGATATGGGAGTTAAATGATGACTATTTTTGGGCCATCCGAGACTTTAAATACCTGTGGCGCCCGGGCTGGCACGGACTCAACAGTAGTGTAATGTCATGGAATACCACAAAATATGATTGGATATGGCGAGCATTTCGCAAGCAAGATGTTGTGCTGTTGTCTAAAAAATATCACGGTGACCAGGACTATTTAGATACAGTGCTGACCGACAAACAATTGAGATTCATTACCGACGGAGTAGCAAAAAGCTGGAGATGGCAATGCCTGGATGGCGGCATGGACATGAAATCTCGTCAGTATCGTTCGCCTGGGTCGGGCACAAGTCTAGCACCAGACACCAAAATTGTAGTTTTTCACGGACATCCTAAACCGCACGAAGTAGTTGATCCTTTAATTAGCCAGCTTTGGAAATTAACAAGCAGATAAATACACAGTTAGGAATTTATATTATGACACTACGCACTTTTAAACAACTTGGCAAGGCATTTGGCACCGAGCAATTGTCTTTGATTGCTACTATAGACAATGTTGGGATTTTCAATGGACCAATTACCACTGGTATAGGTGAATCAGCACCTGACTTGTCTACAGTAACATGGCCATATGGAGACGAGTTGTTTACCTGGACCGAAGACATTGAATATGTGGGTTCTAAAGAAATGCGTATACAGGTAATTGGCTTTGGATACTTAATGTTGACCTCAACTGTTGCCAACTATATAAGTGTAACAGTCTCGACTGACCCGTATTACGTAACGATCCCAGGCGGCCCAGATGTATTCAGCAACTTCTACAGTCAAAAATTTGACGGGTACGAATTTTCAGATCCTTATACCAATGTTGTAATTGGCGGAACACCACGTTCTGCTGACGACAGTGCAAGTCGAGGGCAATGGTCATGGACGGTGCATGGTGGATCGGAGTTTGTTGCTACTCTTAATGTAAACCAAGCTCGAATGCCCGGTACTTAATATGTTGTAAAAATACAACAAAAAAGCTCCATTTTAGGGGCTTTTTTATTGACCAGAAACTCCTTTACGGCTATACTAGCTTTACAGTAAACAAACAGGAGCTAACACATGCTTACGGAACGAGATTTGCGTACTAATGCAGCAGGTCGCTTTGCTTTTGCTGCAGCTCGAGATGCTAATCGCTACAGCGATGAATGCCGTATGTTGTATACTCCGCGCCAACGTGCGCAAGCAGAAACGCTGCGTGACGTAGTTGTTATGGCGTACAGTGCTGCTAAACTATATGTTACGTATCGTAAAAAGTTTGTGGCAATTAAATTAACAGACGCTACAGTACGGGACCGTCGTGTTGTGCGTGAGCTTGAGCTGTTGTGTGCAGAGCGCGGCTACGAAAAAACACGTTCCGCACAGGGCATTGCTTACAGAATCCCACGTGTTGCTTAAAAACAACAGTTAAATTATGGTTGACCGAAAATACCCAATTTGCTATAATATATTTACAGTAACAAAACAGGAGCACAAAATGGCTATCCTAGCAAAAGACGTAGGCCGTGTGATTTTAGAGACCCTTAGGGAATCTGCCAAAGAAGCTCTTCCAGATGCTACAGAAGCAGAACGCGAAGAAAGCATAGCCAAATTCCTGGGCATTATGAGTGATACAATGTTTGCAGGTCCAGCAAAAAAGTTGCATAAAAACAACAGTTAAAAAGTGGTAGACCGGTAATACAATATCGGCTATAATGTATATACACTAACAAAACAGGAGCAGTAAATGACCCAAGTTCTCATCCGCAACGGCGTTTATCGTAATAAACCCGTACACAACGAAGTGTTCGAACTAGTCAAAGATTTCACAGCCGGCGCCAAAGGTGGTTTTGTCACCATCGACAGCAAAGGATTTTTTGGACCAGAATACGGCATTGCCCGTGTCAAGGTAGACAGCATGGAAGACATTGAAATTATGGGTGCAGAAGCCACCACCGAAACTGCTGTAAAGACAGCACCTGTGGCAGAAGCCACGGACGAAGAAGTCATGGCTCGTATCCGTGAGCGTTTCGAAATCCTAGACGAAATGACCAAGGCAGCCGTGGCCGGTGATGTCCGTGCCATGATTGTGTCGGGCCCTCCGGGCGTGGGCAAGAGCTACGGTGTTGAAAAAATTGTAGAAGCTGCCTGCTTGTTTGACAAGATCTCCGGCAAGCGTCTACGTGCTGAGGTAGTCAAAGGTAGTGCCACTGCACTAGGCCTGTACCAGACACTTTACAAGTACAGCGACAAAAACTGTGTGTTGGTGTTTGACGACTGTGACAGCATCTTGTTAGATGATGTGGCCTTGAACTTGTTGAAAGGTGCCTTGGATACTGGCAAGAAACGTAAGATTAGCTGGTTGAGTGACAGCTCAGTCTTGCGCCGCGAAGGTGTGCCAGACAGCTTCAACTTCAACGGCACTGTGATCTTCATCACCAACTTGAAGTTTGACAAGATGAAAAGCCAAAAGCTGCGTGATCACCTGGATGCCTTGCAGTCACGCTGTCACTACTTGGACTTGACCTTGGACACCATGCGTGACAAGATCTTGCGTATCAAGCAGATTGCCAACGATGGCCAGTTGTTTGAAGAGTACGAGTTTGACACAGAAACGCAAGAAGAGATCATCGACTTCATGACACACAACTCCACACGCTTCCGTGAAATGAGCCTGCGTATGGCAATCAAGATTGCAGACCTGCGCAAGAGCTTTCCGGCAAAATGGAAGGCCATGGCAGAAGTTACATGTATGAAAGCTGCGTAATGGTAGTTCATTATCATATATAAATTTTTACCCGGATTGTCTGTAGTAAACGCTCCTGTTTAGACAATCTGTTTGGGGCATCGTAGCAATACGGTGCCTCTTTTTTTGACTTTGTTGTGCTGATGCAGTATAATTACTAGATGAAAACAGCATTGGCAGTGGGGTGTTCCATGACCAAGGGACACGGATTATCGGACACAATCAATAACCCCAAGCTGTGGGTTAACCAACTGTTGACATCAGTTGATTGCACTGCAATCACAAATTTATCTCAAACCGGCAGAAACAATCATTGGATATTCCTGGAAACAACAGGTGCGTTGATTCGGCAAGAGTACGATATTGTAATTGTTGGATGGAGTGCTATTCCTAGATTCAATGTTAATGTTGGACTAGAATTATACTCGACGGAAACTATGTTGACCGCATCGTCACCAGCAGTTCATCTAAACAATAGTACAGTTTATGATTCAAAAGAACTTGGCAAGCTGGGAGATCAACTGCGACGCATGCACAACGATCATTGGGATTTTCTCGATCTAATAAAATATGTAAATACACTAATAGAAATGCAACAGCATACTCGCAATGGTAAAATATTTTTTGTAAACACGCTGGGCCCTTGGCCCGACAACTATTTTAATAAAAAAAATATTTTGCTTCCTAGCGATCTATCTGAGTTTGAACAAAATTTACTAAGTGTTGACACTAGAGATGATGCAGAAATATTTAAACTTTATGATATGATACATGCACAATATCAAAAGTACGGCGGAATACAGGAATCACATTGGCTTAATTTGTATAATTCAGTACATAAATTACAAATTGACACTGTGTCGTCTGATGATAAACATCCTGGTTTGCTCACACAAGATGTATTATTTGAATTCATGGAATCAAAATTTAAAGAAACCCTAGGCAAACAATGATAGCAACCATAATCATACACGACGAAGTCAACATCAAGATCGAAGGTCTTGAGCTAGACACACGGCGTAAGCTGGTAAACAAATTTAAATATCTAAATCCTGCTGCACGTTATCTACCTGCTGTAAGACTAGGCCGTTGGGATGGAAAGGTAGCTTACTTTCAATTAGGCGGTAGCACTTATGTAAACTTACTGCCGGAAATTGTACCCGTCTTAGAAGACGACGGGTACGATATAGAACTAGATGATCGTAGAACCTACAGTACAAAATTTGAGTTTGCTGCAATGTCAGAAGATACATTTAGTGATCGTTTATGGCCGCTGGGGCATGAACGAGAAGGACAACCTGTTGTGTTGCGAGACTATCAGGTGGAAATTATCAATGAGTTTCTGCAGAATCCGCAAAGCCTGCAGGAGATTGCAACCGGTGCTGGCAAGACCT